CAAGAGTTTTTGCCAGCGCTTGCTTTTCTGCTGATTGAGCAAACCCTTTTTTTGCTATTGCTGGTATAGACGCCAAAGCCCCTAGCGCCAATGGTGCAGCTAAAGCCCCGACCATAGCGCCAGTTTCGCCGCCAACCTCTCGACCAACTTCAGAACCTGCGCCAGATACCGCGCCTAGACCAACATCTGCCGCCGCGGTTGTGCTGCCCATTTGACGCAATACGCCAGCCGCTGCGCTTTCGCCTGCACCTGCTAATTTAGGTAGAGCCTTTGCGCCTTGTCTTAATGCAGCACCCGCACCTAAGCCAGCCGCTGCAAATTCACCCGCGCCACCTGCCATTTTACCCAGTAGACTAGGGTCAAACTGACCAGCCTCGGCTCCGAACGTTTCAGTCAGTGTAGGCACTCTAGAATCGCTACCCGCTATATCTAGAATAGCATTAATATTATCCGACCCTAGAAAGTCTAAAGCGCCAAATATGGTTCTATTAACACCCGCTGCAAATTCTGCCAATGTACCAAGGCCTTTACCCTGCATAGCATTATCAACTGCACTAGCTAATTGCTCATTGCCTGCTTGCGGTGGCTGTTGAGTCATTTGTTGATTAGCGACATCACCAACAGGCTGAGCCGTGGAAAGATCAAAACCACCAGTAGGTGCTTGCTGTATCGGTGTAGCTGTTGATAGGTCGAAAGCCATTACAGTTCCTTTATCTCACCATTTGGGCCTACTAAGGCTCGATTACCGTTAGCGTCCTGCATTGGCACCCATCCTGTCGTATCAACTTCTTGCATTGGCGCCCCTTTAGTCATGCTTGCAATATCATCAAAGAGCTTATTATAGGCCGATGGTATTACTTCCTTTTCTATTCCGTAGGTTGAGGCATCCGCCTTTATTCCTTCAGAAATATCCTTAGCTTGAACCAGTTTTGCATTGTATAGGCTCTCCGCTTGGTCAATTATTTGGCCGCGCGTCACGTCATTCAATTCACCTTGGCCAAGTATCTTCTTGAACATGCCTTCCCAGTTATCAGCTAGGCCGCTAGATTGAGCTACTTGATTAAAGTCATCACTTGTTACAATGCCGCTATCAATCATCTTGTTAACGGTTTTCATTAGTGCAACATCACCAATACCCGTCTTTTTAGCATTTCTAATTTTAGCTATTTGCTCTTTTGACTCTAAAAGCCCTTTGCCCGCTGTACTGGTAAACTCTTTCCTAAAGTCTTGGCGCAGCTTGTTTTTATCTTTTAAATCAAGCGTATTTTCAGCCTGAGCTTTAGCCTGAGCCGCTCTTTGTAGTTTTTGCTGCTCAGTATATACACCCATTGAATTAGCTGTTTGCAAGCCTTCCATCATTGCCTGATCAAAAGCAGGACTGGTAAAGCCTTCATTCATTCCAATTCTCAAAGCGTCATCAGTCTGCTCAGTGTTTCGGCCTTGCGCGGCTAATTGGTCGCGTCTATTAGCTAAGAAGTTATAGCGCTGGTCATCAGTGGGCAGGCTCATAACAGTCTCAGCGCCTTGAGCAATTGAACCTAAAGCTTGTTGCGCCTGTTCTCTTGTTAAGGCTTGTTGAGCTTGGTCTATTTGCATTTGGCCTAATTGCTGCTGCTGTTGTCCTAATTGGTTTTGCTGATACTGATTGGCCAGTGTCATACCTTGATTAATACCCTGAGCAATAGCTCCGGCATTGGGTACCATTAATTGCTGCAATTGTCTTGGTTGAGGTATTAGCATTATAAGGCCCTCATATTAATCATTTTATAACCATTGGATTCAAAGACTGCATCAGGGTTAATCAGCTCAACCTCTTGAGCCATTGGGCCTGTAACTGTTTGACTCATTCCTTTGTAGTTAAATGAATACCAGTTATAAGGACCAATTTTACCAATCTTATTAACGTTCTCTTTTAATCGCTCGTCACACGCCATTGCCGCCGAACCAATTTGACCGCCAAGCTGCATTAAGCCTTGAGTGAATTGACTCTTAGCATTTGCCGCACCTATTAGCGCGTTGGCTCTAGCATCAGCCGCACCAACAATAGTACCTGCTATACCTTGGCCTAATTGCCCCTGTAGATTTGATTGCTGACTTAGTGCACCTATTGATGGTTGAGCGTATTGCTGTAACTGCCCTATCTGCTGGTTAATAGCATTCCCCGCTAGCTGAGCATTAAGCGTTCCAAGGTTTGAGAGGGTATCACCGGAAACTAGGCCGCCATATACATTGGATCGGCGCTCTAACTGTCTATTAGCCGCTTCTTGCTGGGCTTGAAATTGAGGGCTATTAAGAATTGCATCATAAGCCGCCTGAGAATCCCCTCCCAAGCCCATAAGAGCTGCCTGCTGTTCTCGTGCAGGCATAAGCTGAGCTGCTAGCGGGTCGAGTGTTTCGCCTGCTTGCTGATAAGCCTGAGTTAAAGCCCCAGCTGCTTCCTGTTGTGCAGTGGCTTGTAATTCTCCAGCTTGACCAGCGGCAGCCTCAGCAGCTAACGAAGCATCACCACCAAGAGCGCCACCAAGAGCACCTTTTCTATAGGTCGGGTCAAAGTCGCTAGCGTCAGCCTGACCTAAAGTAACCGCATTCACATAAGTGTCTGCTCGTGTCGGGTCAACGGCCCTGCCAACTGATCTAACTGCGCCCATTGTATTCGCTCCTTAGTAGTCCAAGAATTTGAACGTCTTGTAATTTTTTATCTCTAGTGACTGCATTTCTTTTTATGCCTTCCACTTTAAATCCGAATTTCTGTGTGAATTTTAACACATCTATATAACAACTGGGTATTTCGCACTCAACCCTAATTAAGTCGGGTATTGACCCGAATACATGGTCTAGAAAGAACCAGCCAGACTCTAAAGCGTATTCATCTCGGAATCTATCAATTATATTAATGTGAATACATAAGGTGGTTAAGCTAGTGTAGTGTACAACCCAAAAACCTATAAGCCCCTCGTCCGTATCTATGCCTAAGTATTGATACTCAGGGTCTAATGATCCATCGCCCTCGGATATCCTGTTAACCAATTCATTATCCATTATGGCGCTAGCTTCTTTATGGGTAATAGATATTAACTCCATTAAACAACTACCCACCCAGTATTTCCGCCGTCAGTCGTTTTTATATACACTGTGTTTGTTCCTGTATCCCTACAAAATTGATTTTGAGCGCCGTTGATATTTGTTTCTGGATTGCCAGCAAACTCTAATACCTTTGCATTATTAAGCCTACCAACTAACTCGGCTGACCACTGTAGAAACTCACGAGTTGGCGCGCCGTCATCATTAACTATGCGCGTATCTTTTATAAGCTCTGTAAAGTTCCCAGTAAATATAGTCATGATACATCCAAATAAGGCTTTATAATCTGGTAAGGGTATCTATCCGGCGGAGTCACTGATCGACCATTAAACCTAAATTTAAATACTCTAGTGTCAGCTATGCGGCCAAGCCTTCGCCATTCAGTAACACCGTTATAAGTAAGATTAGATGATGGTGTTGTTATCTCTGAAACAGAAACAAAATTCTCGGTATCATCAGAATAAAGAAGCTCAACAATGGCATACTGCATACCAGAATTAAGAAGCCCTAAAGCGCTTACAAATAAGTTATCACCAACGTTTTCAATATACTGGGACGTACACTCATATATATTAGGGTCGTAACCGTCAGCACCAAAGTCGCCACGATAAAAGCCATCTAATGCCATTGCGTAATTACTGGTATAGCCCGGCATTACCTTATCAAGATAACCTATAAACACTAGATCATTATCAATAACAAATGCATCCCTAGGCCAATATATGTACGATGAGAATGTATCAGGGTCACTGGGGTTTACAGGTCTAGAGCTTCTTTTCGCCCATGTCTTATTTGTAAAGTTATAAGAATAAGAGAAACCGCCCGCTGTATTTATATCGGTTACATCGCCTGTTGCAGTAACAACGCCATATAATTGACCATCATCAGAATAAGAGAAGCACCAACTTGTTGTATTTGAATTGGCCACGCCGTTTATAGATTGATCTATTGTGTCGTTTGATACCTTGCCTTGTTTGACAGTATAAACACCTTCAAAACCTTGGCTTGTTTGTCCGTAGAACATAACGTCATCAGCAATGCGACACCATGCATAAGGATTGGCCACGCCTATGCTTACACGCTGCCCTCTTAATAGCTGAAATGCAAAGTTCTCGTTACCCACGTTTTGAAAGAAGTCTATGTGATTGCCGGAACAAACCGCTAATTGACCATTAAGGTCGAATAGAGCTGTTAATTCGTCATCCTCTTTTGACACCTTAGAGAAATCTGTGGACCTTATATCTAGGCCATCCATTACAGTAACTAGAGTTCCATGGAATACGGTCTCAGTAAATGCGCAAATATATACAAAGTAGTTATCATAAAAATGCACATCGTCAGCCCCTACACCGCCCGTCAAGGTAGAGTAAACGCCGCCACTAATAGTATTTATTTTATCTGCGTTTAAGGTTCCATCAATGTAGATAAAGTAATCCCCATCAACACCCGTGGCAACATCAAGTGCAATAATGACCTGCCCGTTAGAAACCATCTTAACCTTTTGATTTGGATAGTTAGGGGGCTGACCTCCAATCCAATTATTGGCAACCAATACCCAGCTACTGCCATTAAGATAATAAACATCATTATCTATCATTGCGTAAATACCAGTAGATACGTCTGCACCACTGTCATGGTAGCACCAGCCCCTTAAGCTTCCAGACGGTCTAGATATATCAAACTCAGACAGACTCTTAGGCTGCTTAACATAGACATTATCTATTGCCACACCCTGAGCTTGAATGGTCACTAGGTTCTCAGGAAGTGACCTACCGAACGGAGTATCACTCTCGTAAAATCCGCCTGCTACTGACAAAGGTATTTTAGGCATTGATTAACCACCAATTAGCACCATCACATATAACACCAGCCTGTGGGTAGGTAGCACCCTTCAATACTGCATTGGCATCGCCATCAATAAGCGCTGAATCATTTGTGTTAATTGTCACTGTATTAGCTGTTGCGTCTATCCGCTTAAAATCAACCATTCTATCGGCGGACTCTGGCGCATCTGGCAAGGTAATAACTATGGATAAAGCTGAGGCATCAGCCAAAATAAAATCATATTCGTCAACCTGATCAGCAGTCAATAAGGTGTCCTCAGACAAAGTAAGAACCCTAACTCCGGATTTAATGATTGAAATGAATTGGCCTAGCGTGGTTTGCATGGCTTTTTGGTTAATAGCCGACCTGATTACTATTAGGTCATCATCGGTATAATCAGCTAAATTTAATCGAGACAGCTGATTTATATTTGTTCCTGATCTTTGAGTAGCCATCAGCTAGCCCCTATAACTTCAATATTTGTTGTTAGGTCGTTTTCAGAGGTATTTGTGAAGTACTTCTCATAATCCGCTCTGCATCGCTCGTTACCTTGTCCAATTGGCAGGATATCAGGATAAATAGTAAACAAGCCGTCGGTAACAGTTTGCCTAATTAAGTTATCGTAAGACTCTTTTGCTATGGCCATTAAAGGAGGCGTTAAAGGCTTTTCTGCAATAGATGCCAACCTTACTGCTAGATTAAACTTAACAGCCGCTAGCGAGTAATCAGGTAGGCCTGTATCACCATCAACAGTAGTGGGGTTTAAGTAACCAATACGGATATTCAACTGGTCCCATTCAGCCATCATCTCATCAAGGAAGGTTAAGCCGTTATCAAGATTACCCTCACTAGTACGCTCTTTTAATTGAGCTAGAGATGATAAAGCTTCTGAGCTAAGGCTATCAGTAATTGGCTTGTTATATTCTGAGGCAAGTCTAGTAGCTAGATTCGACTTAACACCGGACAAGCTCCAGTCTGGGAAACCAGTGGTTGACTCTAGCAAGGCTCCAGATATGCCTAGGTCTGTGTCGTCATAACGCCATTCTGCTAACAGGTCTTCTAATACCTGTAAGCCTTCAGATAGCTCGACAGAGGTTAAAGGTGTTTCACTTCCTTTAATTGTAATTTTACTAAAAGCGGCTGACACTATTTCGCCAGCCGTTCTAGTTGATTGGTTTTCAGTTAGGTCTAAAAACCGAATCCCAAGGGTTTTGTAAGCGTCTTTAATTATCTGCTTTGCTGTTGTCATCTATTAACCCAAGCTCTACTAAGCACGACTTTAGATCACGTTTGATGTGCTCTATTTTGCGCTTACCTTTAATATTCCAATTGATTTTATCACACAATGGAGCGCCTTTATAATCAATAGGGCCTACCATTTCCTTAAGTGTTTCAATGTCGGTTATTTCGTCAAAGTTTAATAAGCGATTAACAATAACTGAGTTATCAATAATCATCTCTTTAAACACTTTTTCTCGCGATTCTTCGGTCATGTCAAAGCCTGCCGTAGCATCTAAAGAAACCTTAGCTAGCTTCTCTGGACTCATTGCATCAACTGGTGACATGTGCCAACCATCGTTAATAGCTTTTTCAGCATCTAGTGCATTGAATATTTCCGATGTCATTGATCCGCTAATCTCTTTATACAGATATGTGCGGTAGTTTTTTACTTCGTTTTCTAAAGCTTCTTTAAATTGCATTATGCACCTATTAGGCGGGGGTAGAAAAAAGGGGCCGTTAAGCCCCTTTTATTATAACAGGTTATTACCCTGTTTGACGTACTGCGAACTGAGGGTTCTGAGCAAGTACACCGTACAACACATCATAACGAATAATGTTTGTATCGGTCAGTGAGTCGTAATCGTAAACAACTCGAACTGATACATTATCCATTGTTTCGCGTGCTGAGCGTGCACCACCCATAGGCTCTACTAGGTTAGCAAAGGCTACTGTGAAAGCATCTCTATGCAAACCAAGGTTTTGCGGGTATTGGTTTAGAGCCGCACCAGATACAACCGTAATGGCCGCATTATCTGGAACTGTTCCACCAACCACAAACACAGACTGGAAAGCACCGCTTGTGATAATCGCAGGGCTGATAGTAAGTGTAGAGTTACCAGCGCCATCAGAATCAGCAGAAGCTCGTACAACGAAAGTTTGCAATGAACCTGTAGACTGACGAGTCTTAGGGTTTACCGCAAATACGCCGTCAATCTCAAATACATCACCTTCAGTTAGCAAGCCAGTTTTAGAAGCTGTCCAGCCGTCAGTGACAAGTGCTTGAGAACCAGTATTGCGAGTTGCCTCATAAGTAGTCTCTTGACCTGCACCATTAACCAATGGAGTACCGCCGTAGTCACCAACAATGTGATTGACTAGTGATACAGACTCTACTACGTCTTGGAATAATGCATAACGACCAATAGAGCTAGCTTCAATGGCACGAGTGGCAATTCCAGTAGGGAATACACCCTTAAGGCCGTCGCTTAACTGAGTCATTGCTGACGGAGTATAGAAAGCCGTACGATCTGCTGCCGGAACACCTGCATTAGTTAGAGTTTCACGCATAGCATTAATATCTGTTAGCGTGCTTGGAGTTGATCCAGCAGTACCAGTAAACCAGTAAACCTGCTTATACAATTCAGCAATATCAGATTCTACTTGCTGGCATAGCTCAATCATTGCTGGTTCTGTAATTGACTTATTAAAGTCGTCAAGCTCTAGCGTTAAATCGGTTGAGGTTAAAGCAACAGGTACCGATTTAAACTTATCTAAAGTTAGAGTAGTTGTACCTTGTGTGATATCGCGGATTTGACCAGTAACATCCGCACCATCTACCGCTTCATAACGAGTACGCTTGCGGATACGGATTGAATCACCAGTGTCATTACTGAATTCTGATGAATGTTGACGGTCAATGCGGTCAAGCATAACCATTTCATTTTTGGCAATCACTAAGCTTTCTTTAGCGATTAAGTCCATTGTTTCTAAAGCGTTAGCCATGACAGGCTCCTTTTAAATTTATTTGTTTTTCATTCTGTGGGCATAGTATTGCTCCGCTGTCATCTTTGACAGGTCAGAACTCGATACATTTCCCGCTACTGCATCGCCATCACCTAAAGTTTTAACTGGCTCCGGTGCAGTACTCACTGCTTTTGCCACTACTGAGCTTTCAAGGCTTGCTAGTTGTGCCCCTGCTTCATAAGGATTCGCACTTGATAAAGCATCTATACGCGTTGGGTCTTGTAATAATGCAT